ATCGCTTTTGACCAAACGGACGGATATTTTACAGATAATGAGAATAACGTTGAATGCGCACATTCGGGAAGTTATTACCATATAGATGACTGCGCATGGTCTGAGATTGAAGAATGTTATTATCATTTAGATTATGCTCAATGGATTGAGGAACGACAAGATTATGTAGATGCCGACAACGCCATTTACAACGAATTCACGGGCGATTATCATTATAGAAATGACCTTGACTATTAACTTAATTATTAACTTAAATTTATGCTTATGCAAAAACACTTTTAACAATTTTGATAAAATACCATTTAGCAACGAAGTGCTTTTATTTATTGTCCTTTACTTTGTGCTAACAGGGTGTTAAATCAAAATAGAAATTAATTGCAGCTTTTTAAAATTATTTTTAATAAATGCTTTTTTAAAGCTGCTTTTTTTCTTCACTTATCCAAATTTTTTCCCAACTTTTTTTCAACAAATCCAAACTTTCTTTTTCAAATCAAAATAAATAATTGCAAAGGGGTTGCAAATCTTAGAGAATGCAACAAGGTTGCAAAAAATCCGTAATATTAAATTATAAACATCTTTATACCAACGTACAGACATGTACTAATTTTAAATTCAATTTCATAATTTAAAAGTTATCTTAGGGGGAAACAATTGGATAGTAATTTTACCAAACTTAAATTTCATAATATGTATTTTAGATTATCAAATATGCTAATTGCGATATGAGCAATAGCGTATTCTATAAGAAGTATAAAGGTATATGAAAAAAAATAATTATTTAAGAAGTTTTTGGAAGTAAAAATATTTTAAGAATGGAAACGAATCCAATTTCATATTAATATTTCCATAAACTGCGAAAGCATAATAATTATATTTATTTTATTTGTAGAAAAAAATTATGGCAGAACCAAGAATTAATAATCAGACAGCAGTTACGCAAGAAGCTATCAATGGTATAGAAGCTTTAGGTAAGGCAGACAATGTAGTTGTATTCACAACTGCTGCACAGACTGGTAAAGATTTTTATGCAATACATTTCATACAAGAAAGTGTTATAAGTTCAATTTCATCAACACAAGCAACTGGAGAGAGTGCATTACAAACTACTATACCAGCAGGAACAACAATATTTTTAAATGTACAGGCAATTACTTTAAGTAGTGGTCTTGCAATAGGATATAATAAATACACAACAATAGTAGGAGATTAATGTTACAACTTGCGAAACATAGAACGCTAACAACAGAACCAGTCTATAAATTTCAAAACAATCATAGCGTAAGTTTTGATGGAACTGAAAGTTTAGATTTAGGTGAGCCTATAAGTTATACTCAACATACGATTAGTGCATGGGTAAAAATTACTGATACTAGTTCAAGTAAAATTATATTTGATGCAAGAGATGCTGCTGAAGATGGTATTAGAATTAGAACTAACGCCTCAGAGCAGATTATATATGAATTAAATGATAATTCAATAACAAGCCCTCTAAGCTATGTAAACGAATGGATACATATAGTGGCTAGTTATGATGGTGGAACACAAAAATTGTATATCAATAGTTCTTTAATAGGCTCAGTAGTAATTGATGTAGACATAAATACAACTACAAATGCTAAGATAGGAACAAGAAACTTTGACACACCTGCTGTGTTTTTTGTAGGGAATATAGATGAGATAGGAATTTGGGATAGAGCATTAAGTGCAGAAGAGGTTGAGGAGATATACAGAATAAAGTATGGTGCTAACTTAGTACAGAATGGTAGGTTTGATGAGTTAGGTAGTGAGTTAGTTACTAATGGTGATTTTTCTACAAGTGGTGAATTAACAACCACTTCATATAATTTAGGTTGGTTAAAATTTTCTTCTGACACAGGTAGTTCTATTTCTGACGGAGTATTAAATTTAGTTCATCAAGCAGGTGGAGGTTTTAAGGGTAGGATACAACTATCAAATGGAGTCAATAGTGCCTTTACATATTCAGGAGATGGTGAAACTTATAAGTTAGTATATGAAGTTAAAGAAAATATTGCAAACTCTAGTTTATTTGTATGGAGCGGACATAATTATATAAGTATACCAAAAACCGTCGGCACTCATACTGTTTATTATGCTAGTACTACAACTGGAACTTTACTAAATTTAGTTTTAAGAAATGGTACTGATGATTCTACAATTAAACTAGATAACATTTCAATAAAACAAGTAGACCCTAACGTCAAGTTTACATTAGGTACAGGTTTTTCTTTTGGTGATAGTAAAGTAATATTTAGTGGTACAGATTATTCTAGTTTGACTACAACAAGTAATTTATTAACTTCAGGTAAAACGTATAGAGTTAATTTATCAGCTACTGTTACAAATGGTTCTTTTAAATTACAAAATGGTGGTGTAGATGTTATAACAGGTAGTGCTACTAATAATTATAGTGCTATTTTTACTTCAAATAGTAACACATTTAATATTTCAAGGGCTGGTGTAGGAATACAAAACGATTTTACAATTACTAACCTAATGATAGAAGAACAAAAATATGTAGCATCTAACCTTAAATTAAAATCAGGTAACTATACGCCTTTCGCAGCAGGACAAAGTAGTGGTACATTTGCTTTGAAAAATTATTACAGAATGGGTGATGGTATACTTGATAGGTTTCCTTTAATATGTGACATGATGCAGCCTAGTTTGGGTAATGAAATAATTACTAATGGTGATTTTTCTACAAGTGGTACTCCAACAAACACTAGCTTTACTTTAGGTTGGAGAGTACCTGCTGATAGCACAGATAATGTAGAAATAGTTAATGGTACTGCAACAATTACAAATCCTGACGGTGGTGGTGGTAAATTTTTTGCTACTAATGGTGTTGATAGTTCTAGTGTCGTTGTATCAGGTAGGCTTTACAAATTAGTTTATACTGTAACAGAAAACGAGGGTTGCACAACGCTTCGTTATCATACAGGAAGTGCTTATGTAGACGCTGTTGAAAGCGTTGGAACTCATACTATTTATTATGTGGCAACAGGAACTATATTTTTGTTTAGGAATTTAAGTACAGGTAGCACAATAAAACTTGACAATGTTTCTTTAAAGCAAGTAAATGGTGTTCCAGCTTTTATGACAAATATGAGTGCAGGTAATATAACAAATGATGTGCCAAGATTAAGTTAAAAAAATGAGAAAATACGCAATATGTGACATAGACCTATTAGACGAAGTAGATTCTGAAGGTAATCTTATATTTAATTTTAATGAAGTATTAGAAACAAGAAGAGAAACAATGAGAATATCTAATGATGGTTTATTTTTTGTAACTAAATGGGAAGGCAATACTCCTATTTTTCTAAATGATGTAGATACTTATACACACGCAGAAATATTAGAAGAATTAGATAGTGCTAACTGGATAATTAACGAAGATTAATATGCCTTGCTATAAATGTGATAATGGTAAATATAAGTTTGGACAAACAGGCTCTTGTCAATATGATACATTAGCAGAATGTGAGTCAGCAAACAAAGATTATTATAATCAAGAAACTTATAATGATTATCCAAAAGCAGCAAGTGCTAATGCGGCAAGGGCTTTAAAATGGTTAGAAGAAAATGATAACCCAAATGATTGCTTAACACCAGTTGGGTTTGCAAGAGCCAATCAACTCAAGAACAGAGAAAATCTTTCAAGAGATGTTGTTGCAAGAATGGCTCAATTTAAAAGACATCAGCAAAATAAAGATGTGCCTTACGAAGAAGGGTGTGGAGGTATAGCTTGGGATTGCTGGGGTGGTGACGAAGGTATTGCATGGGCAATAAGAAAAATGGAACAAATAGAAAGAGAAAAAAACATGAACAATCAAGAGCAAAGAGAAATATCAGAAAGAATTAAAAAAGCTTTACAAAACAAAATGGAAAAGCATAATGAAGATGTTAAAGACCTAAAGAAGGACTGGAATCCAAAAGTAACAATGGCAAAACTTACTGCTTGTTTTAAAAGGGGAGTAGGTGCTTATTACACAAATCCAGAATCTGTGAGAGAGGGAGTAACAGGCCCCGACCAATGGGCTTTAGCTCGTTGTAATTCTTTCCTTTATGCTTTAAAAAATGGTAGATATAGAAGCGGTAAGCACGACACAGATTTACTACCAGAAGGACACCCTATGAGAAATACAAAAAAAGAAAAACAAAGTAATATGGACAAAGACAAAAAATATTATAGCGACGACCAACATGATATGCATATTCACTTGACAGAAGAAATGATGTCTAAGTTACACAAAGATGGTATGTTAGAAATGATGATGGAAGATGATATGGGTAAAGAGTCAATGATAAAAATTACATATGAAGTTAAAGACATGACGCGTGAAGATGAGAACAGCTATCACGAAGATGAAGAAAAGTCAGAACTAACACAATCTATGTTAGATGATGAACTTGATGTGTATATTGACAAATTAACTGAATCTATCAAGAAGCTAAATGAAGGAAGATAAAAAAGACATACTAAAAAAATTAAATCCTTATAAAGAAAGCACAGATAAGTACTTTCCTAATGGTGGTAAAATAAATACTGCTGGTAGAAAAAAAGGAGAGAAGAATAATGTTAAGGTAACTAAGATAAGCAGAAATGCTTTGACATGGGCATTAGAAGGTCATTCAACAAAAATTAGAATGGCTTTAGATGCTTTGTTTGAAGAGAATCCAGAAGCATACATCAATGCTGTTTCTAAGTTACTAAATTATACAGTTCCAAAACTATCTTCAAGCGAGATAAATGATAATACCACGAAGAAGGTTAAGATAGAATTAAATGAAGATGTTAGCATTGAAGATTTAAAATCTAAACTTGACCAACTGAATGGAGAAGAATATTAATAATCAAATAAAGTTTGCTTTAGAAAAGAAACTGTGCGAACTATCTTTTTATGAGTTTTTTAAGATGGCTTGGCATATTGTTGAGCCATCAATAAAACTTTCTACGAATTGGCATCATAAATACTTGTGTGACATATTACAAGAGGAGGCAGAGAGAATGTCTGCAAATCAGCCAAAAACAAAGGACATAATTATAAACATACCTTTTCGTAGCACTAAATCTTTGCTTGTTACTGTTATGTTTCCTGTATGGTGTTGGATTAAAAATCCTAAATTTAGATTTATAACAGCATCTTACTCAGCAGAGTTATCAATAGAACACTCAACAAGAAGTAGAGATATAATAAATTCTAAATGGTTTGTAGATAGGTGGGGAGATAAGTTTCATATAAAGAAAGACCAAAACTTAAAATCAAGATATGAAAATAATTTTTTGGGGGTAAGAAGGGCGACAAGTGTAGGAGGTACGGTAACAGGGCAAGGAGGTGATTTTTTGATTGTAGATGACCCTGTTTCTCCCCAAAATGCTGCGTCTGAAATAGAAAGGGAAAATGCAAATGAATGGTACAGAACTACATTTTATTCAAGGCTTAATAATCCCCTTACAGGTGTTAGGATAGTAATAATGCAAAGAATACATGAAAATGATTTAAGTGGATTTTTATTACATAGTTCTGAAAATAGAATTAAGTACAAGCATATTTGTATACCTGCTGAAAAAAGTGATGATGTCAAACCAAAAAAATTACAGAAGTTTTATGATGAAGATAATTTATTTTGGACTGATAGATTTAACAGAGATATTCTTAATGACTATAAACAAGCGTTAGGTAGTTATGGTTATGCTGGTCAGCTTATGCAAACGCCTACACCTTTAAACTCTGGCATGATAAAATCCGAATGGCTAAGGATAGATACTTTTAAAATGATAGAAGATGAATCTGCAAGGATAGATTTTGTTATAGACCCAGCATACACAGCAAATGAAAAGAATGACCCCTCAGCTTTACTAGCATATATATACAAAGATAATAAATGGCAAATCATAGATTGTATAAACGTACACAAAGAGTTTCCTGAGTTGATAAAATTTATACCTCAATGGGTAACAAAAAATGGTTACACTAACAGAAGTAGAATTTATGTAGAGCCGAAAGCATCAGGTAAATCAATAGTGCAAACTTTACAAAAAGAAACAGGACTAAATATAAGA